TTTTAAAAGTTACGAATCGGGGAAATATACTATTTACAATTGCGGGCGGAAATACGAGTGGAGGTTCCATAGATGGAATTGGTCCAAATGCAACTCTTGTGAAGCCTGGATTAATGGCAGTCACCGACGTTGATACATTATATGTAGCTTGTGTTGCAGGGTATCAATCTACCCCCGGATTGCGATATCTACGACTTGCGTCTCAAAATAATTTTACTCAATCTGAATACATCCTTTTCGCCCCGGCAACTTCAACCAGTATTCCGGTTTCTTACGAGGGCTACCATTACTATGATTCGGTAGGAACGTGGGCGATCGAGACGGCCGAGCTGAAAATCGGAGGGCAGACGATCCAGCGCCTCACGGGTGAAGCCATTGAAATTTGGAACGACATTAACGTCCCCTACGAAAATCAACCGGCGCTCGCATTGTTGACCGGAAAGTACGACACGACAATTTCAGCCGGACGAGACTACTACGTCAATTTGCCATTTTACTTTTACGGAAATTCTGGATCCTACCTTCCAATTTCTACAATTAACCGTCAAGATGTCGAGATTTGGATCACATTCAGGACGCTCCAAGCGCTTACGGCAATTCCTGTTCTCGAAACGAATCCAGTCCAGGCGACGCTCATCGTAGAGTACGTCTACCTGGATCAGCCCGAAATTGCAATGCTTGGCCGTTCGAGCCTCGAATATGTCATTGATCAGTACCAGTACCAGTCATTCAAACTTTCGAATGGGAATTTTGAAATCATTTTGGAAAATCCAGTCACGTGTTTGTTTTTCGTCATACAACAGGATGGGGCCGTTCCTTATAACTGGTTCAACGACGGGCTCCAGCGTCTCGGTCTTTCATTCAACGGGGAGGAAATTCTGACAAATCGCATCACAGATACGACCCAACTAGGAATCATTGAACCCTTTGAAAATTTCATAAATTTTCCGACTCGGAATTTTTATTCCAAGACGTTCAAAAGTCCAATAAACTTTAGTCGGATACGACAAGTCCTTTTGGAGCTCACAATTACAGGAGACCAGGCCAGAACCTTTCGAATGACGGGCGTCTCAAAGAATGTTCTCAGGATTGCAGACGGGCTCGCTGGGCTCATGTTTATTTCGCCGTAGAATGCAGTATGGCTGGCAGAACAGCTCTCGCGACATTTGGTCAGGAGGATGTTTTTCTGAGTTACGACCCAGAAGTTACCTATTTTAGAGAATGTTACAGTAAAAAGACTCGATGGACGTCTCGGATCGATGAAGTCATTTTTGGACCAGACAGCCAATATTTCGGAGGTGAAACATTTGTCCAACTTCCCACCTCGGGAGACATTATTTCCAAAGTGTATCTGAAAATTCAAAACCCAGGGGTTTTCGGAAACTTTACAATTCTCGATTCGGCCGGAACGCTCATGATTGATTACGTGGATTTGTACATTGGATCTCAATTAGTCGATCGGCAATTTGGAGAATTCATTGAAATGAAATTAGATCTCGAAGTTCCGGCGAGCAAACAAGGGGCTCTTAAAAAACTCATCGGAAAGAACCTTTCGAACACCACATCGGGTGGGTTATCTACATATACGATTGATCTTCCATTTTACATTTTGAAAAAAGGTCTTCCAATTTTTGCAATTAAAGATCCAATAATTGTCAGAATCGCATTCAATCCTGCGAGTACGTTTTGTCCGGCTATTCAGACGGCTGTTCAGTTTGATGCGTCTCTTTACGTAGAATATGTATATTTGGATGGACCCGAAAAGAATTACATTGACCGTACATTTCAGGTCTATCTCAACGAACACTGTCAGCGTGAAGAATTCTTTGTGAAACAGGGCGTGACTCAGGTTCAATGTAAAACTCAATTTGCAAATCCAGTCAAGGAACTTTTCATCGTCATTCAGGCTGATTCTGCCCAAGGCTACGACTATGGCACGACAGATTTCCTTCGGACCATGTCGTTCGAATTCAACAACGTGACGCACATCCCTGAAACTGTCGGAACGCCCACCTTTCTTCGAATTCTTCAGCCTCTCGAATTTCATACAAGAAAACCAGATCGTCTGTTTTACATCTATTCATTCAGTATAGACCCCCAATCAGAATCTCCAACGACCCACGTCAATTTTTCGAGAATACTCAACCAGACATTTAATTTCAAATTAAATTCTGGAATTTCTACAAATTTGTACATTCGAATCTATGCACTTGCATACAATTTCGTAACAATCGAACGCGGGATTGCAACCGTCTTGTTTTCTAATTATGAATCATAATGGAGGATATTATTCGGCCCGTCATGGAATCTGCAGTTGTTTTGGCTGCACATTATGCACATTCATGTAATCGTAATGAGGTTACAGTCGAGGACATGAAATACGGGATGATGTTTTCGGCCCGAAATGTCCTCGGGAAACAGCTCGGAAGTTTGTACCCAGAAATTTACGACGAAGAGGACGAGGACGAGGACGACGAGGACGAGGACGAAGAGGACGAGGAATGGACACGCTACGAAGGCGATGACGACGAGACGTCTCGCAAGATGAACGAATGTGCAGATTCGTGGGCATCGTGGGAGCCGGAAACTCCAGCAGAAATAATGCTGAAAAAGGCTATAGATGAGTCAGGTGCAAATTTTTGAAATTGAAATTGAAGAAGATTCAGAAGAATGGCATCCAAAAAGACCAAAATATTTTACAATTATTGATGAGGAAGATTACGAATCCGATGACGAACCCATAGGATGGGACTTTCAGCAGGATGTTTTTTTTCCTCTGCAGTAATTACATGGCGGGTCTTATTACAAATGTCGGTCTTCAGTTTGAGACAATGTCTCTCAACTCTGTCGTTGCAGGCTTTTCGTTTGCGAGCGCAATTGCGTGGATGGATGTCGTGCGCTGGATGATCTCCCAGGTTGTTCGTGTGAACAAGAACGGCGGTCAGTACTACATAATTTCTGCAATCTTTACGACACTTCTTGCAGTCCTCATCTTCCTCGTGGTGAGCACAGTCGCCAAGAATGTCAAGATTACACAGAACCAGCCGGTCTACGCCGTAGGACGTTAAAGTAAAAGAGACTTCCCATGAGAACCAGAATGAAAATTAGTGTCCACGGAATTTTCCTCTTTTTTTCAGGCGCAGGCTGCTGATCTACCACGTCAATGTACCGTTTCAGCTCAACCTCTTCAAGCTGGGGCAGAGGCAAAAGTCGAGGGGTTTCTATGGTGTGGACCCGAACAACAAATGAATTCGTATCAAGGCCCCGAAAATTCAAAAGCGACCCATCCTTGTCGTACCATCGAACCGTCAGGCGATCGAGCATCCCGATTGGTTCAGGATAATAGACTGAAATTCTGTAGTCGCTCTCTACAAAGTTTTTGATATTTGCCGAGTTTACATCCATAATTATTGGCGCAAATGATCTTTCAGCATTTGCACCAGTGACTGTTCCGGTCGAGTTGATAATTGCACCAGTCGACACATGATTCGGAGTTCTGAATTCGTCAATGTCGAGGTAGATAAATTCATTAAACGAAAGATCAATTATTTCATCCGAACGAACAATGTTTAGACCTGTATACACCGGATCATACAAGGGATCGGCAACGTGAGACGTGTACGTGACCCCTGATGAAAATCCAGCAAGTTTTGCAAAATCGTTCGAATGAATTACAAAGGTAAACGAAGATGCACTTGAAAATATGTATTTTCCTTCAGTCTGAAGATAGAATGCTTCAAAAAACCCCCTTGATGTAAGTGCAGCTGCGAGAGTATGCGCTGTGTAGAATCCTGGGGGGAGATAAATGTCTGATGACGAATTTACAGTCATTACGCTCAAGGGCGTATCAAGGTTATAAAGAGTATTTGGGACACGTGCGGCAACAAGATCGATCCGAGAAATATTTCGAATCGGGCTAGAAAGGTGAACGACGTACGTGTTGCCGCTCGGATACAATGTGACGTTTCTGTTTGCTGAATCGACAGCTACGAGCCGCTCCATTGATGAGTTCCTAGATTACAATTTCGACACGATGCCCCACGCGAAGTGTCGTGTCTGCATAGATTTCGTGGCCCGCATTTTTCAGGTCTGAAAAGAATGAATCATCCGAAAATTTCGAAACAGACTCGAGAATACCCTTTCTGAGAAGAAGCCACCCAAATCCAGCATTCTCAACCTTGACGTAGTGCTCATCACCGAGAGCACCTGGTGTGACTCCGATTCCCTCAAACATAGGATCGGGCGAATCGAGCGTCGGCTCCTTCAAGTAAACACCCGTCGTGACATCGTGAGGGCTCTCGAGAATCGAAAAAAACTCTGTTGGCCGAAACGCAATGTCGTGCCCGATGAGCATGACCGCATCATAGTCCGACCCAACGATTGGGCCAACCGAAGCATTCAGGGTCACATTCTGACTCACAGCGACATTGTGTCCGCGGGAGGCGGTCTGCATGACGAGATCCGTCCACGACAGGATAAAC